CGGGGTCTTTTGATCACACTTTGCAAGCTGCACGTGTTGCTGACGCGGGTGAGGGTCGCAACAATGATACGCAGAGTAGTTGGTTCGAACGGTTTTCCGCCTATGTGGGATTACAACGACATTCGGCATCTCCACTTATTAACCCTCAACCATCTGCACCAATTGCGGTTCGATCCGCACCGGCCGCTTCAAATCAACCAAGCATACCAGTCATCAGTGCGTCACCTACGGTTGTTAGTGAGGTTCGGCCCGTTGCCGTGGCTCGAGTTGAACAAAACGTAACTGAATCAAAAGAGGATGAGAAGAGTTCTGTCCCTTTGAGTGAAACGTTCATACGTCATGATCAGGCTGTTTCTGATGAACTTTCGGTTGTTCCAACTCTCCATGGTGCTGTTACAGGTACTTTCTTGGGTTTCGCTTCTTATGGTGCGATCCAGAGGTCCCGTCAATTTGGTATTCCTGAGGAACACGCCACCTGGTCGCGCTATTTTGCTGCTATTAGTGGAGTGCTCTCAGTTTGTTCTTTCTATTCATCCTATCGCTCCATCACCAATGTTGGAGTTGCAACTAAACTGGAAGAGGCGAGTAGAGGTGTGAATGATAGATTGCGTGATTTAGAGTATAAGGTTGAGCAAGTCAAGAATTATAAGAAAGATCAACCTTTCTTGTCTAAATCTTCACGAAAGAAACAAAAGAAAAGTGCAGCTCAAAGGATGATGACTAAAGATTCTCGTAACAAGAAGAGTGAAGAGCAAGGCGTGGTGGCCCCCCAAGGGCTGGTAAACAAATTGCTCCCAGAAGTTAAGTCGGTTGCGCCTCCTCAAAGCAGTGCGCCCGAGGAAACTAAAACCTCTGCTGTTACTGAAACTAAAGTTGTTGTCACTTGTGTTTTTTGTAAGATGGATGGTCACAACGTTCACGAGTGTAAGAAACTCATGAATGCAGTCTGTTCGTCTTGCAAGCAAAAAGGTCACACTAAGGTCAAGTGCCCATTTATGGAACAAGGGAAATTGCAAGATCCCATGAAGGAAGTTACTACGGGTGTAATCGGGGTTCCGCGAAAACCCCCAATTAAGAAGAGAGTTCAACAAGGAGTGGGTAATTCTACTCCTTCAATCACAGACAAACATATTGGTGCAATGTCCCAAGTTTTCGATGAAGGAGAGCGGGCCTACGGGCATGCTTTTCGTCTCGAGACTTGGTGGATAGTTCCTCGTCATGTTGTCATGGCGGCATCAAAAGCTAGTGGATCGTTCCGGTTGAAGGGCAACAAGGGCAGGTTGTTGCAGTTCAAACAGAGCGATTTTCTTCTTGAGAACGCTAGCCGAGATTTGTTGGTTTTTTCTGATTCCCCCCCATCTGATTTGACTGCGATGACTCGATGTCTTCGTGTTTATTCGGATTGTGAGGAAACTTATGAAACTGGCTGCTTGGTTGGTGCCTCTGGTGTTGCTATGGTTACTAAAGTGCATAAATCGATTGGTGAATGTGGTCCTGATTGGAAGTATAGTGCAAATACTTTTGAAGGGGATTGTGGTCGCTTGTTGTTTGTTATGCATAAAGGTGTTTTGTCTATTATTGGTATTCATCGTTGGGGTGGAAACACTCCAGATGCTTCTTGGGCATTGTCTTTGGATGCTGTCCTTGAGGCTGCAGCCACGCTACGCGCTCCAAAAAACTAGGAGCGACCGCTGTGCCCAGTGTGCAGCGGTGGCTTGACTTTTATGGTTTGGTTGCTGAAGAAGTTTTGTGTGTTGCCAATAATATGGTCTCTTATCATGCTTTCCCTCGTTTTGTTCCTTATAAAGAGTTCCTGATTTTAGATTCTTTTGTGTTGCCTCATGTGGTGCCTTCTGATAACCCCACTTACATTCCTTCTCATATGGTAGGTAAGGGTTCACCCATGAAGTTCAACGTTCCAACTTATGAGCTTGATCTCGATTATGCCCGTCAGAGGGTTTTTTCTAGACTTCAAGCTTTTGTACCAGTCGGATTTATCGCCGACTTTGATGCAGTGCTTTCCGATATGCCAATGACTACGTCCCCAGGATTCCCCCATTCGACTAGGTTTCCTTCTAAGGAGCAGATGTTGCTTGATCCTCAAGCAAGATCTATCCTTATGGAGGAAGTGACCGAAAGGAAAAGGGAGTTCTATTATTCAACCTCTTTCGATAAAGGAGAATTGATTAAAAGGACTAAAGAGTCAGCCCGGCGTATTGAGGGTGCTGAAATTGGACTCCTTATGCGCATGTCTCGTGTGTGCAAGGGGTTTAATAAATCCATTGAGGTGTCTGGTCAAGGATTGCCATCATATCTTGGTCTTGATGTCCACCATAACTGGTGGCGTTACGCAGGACCCGCCAGTAATTGTTCTCATTTGTTGGCTTTGGATGTGTCTTCATTTGACACATGCGTCCCACTTTCAGCTTATGAGTGTGTCAGGTCTTTGCGTGCCGCGTTTTCTCCAGATGAAGTTGAAGAGCTAGATGTTCTTTACTCAAATGTTCTCAAGAAGAATGTCATTGATGATCATGGCTACGTGTGGGTGTGCGAACATGGCACACAAACAGGTCAGCCTAACACAGCGCATGATAATACGTTGTGTATGTGGTTGTTGGTTGAACAATTTTTCTCGACTTTGTCTGATGATGATTACCCGGATTTTGCCGCCTATTATGGTGATGATGTTGTTCTAGGATGGGATGGTTGTCCAAGTTTTTCGATACCTTATATGGTCCATTGGTTTGCTGAAATAGGAATGAATTTAAAGTGTGCAAGTGAATTTCTTTCTCACACCGAGGTGGATTTCCTTTCTCATGTATCCGTGAAGACTTCCTATGGGCTTGTTCCTCGTACTATACGGGCGGACAAGCTTTGGGAATCTATGCGGTGGATTGAGAATCGTAGTCCGCTTGCTCTTAATTCTTTATCAAGGTGTGTTCAGTTGCGCAACGAATTAGTTCTTACTGACCATTTTCAAGATGCGACTTTTTTATGTAACCGGTTATTATTCCAATTAGTTCATTATAGCGACATGCCTGTATACCAGGCATGTGCTAGGATGATGTATACAGAAGATGAACTCCTTCGTCTTCTGACCGGTGAACAATATTTAAATTTTTGTTGGGTGGATTCCTTAATCACCAATGAGGCCCAACATGACTACTGTCGTCAAATTGAAAAGTGGCAAGAAAGCCGCTAATGGGAAGAGTATAGCTCGCAAGGCTATCTCTATTGCGAAGGGGGCAAAGCTACTCCGTCGTAAGATTATTCGCCGTCCTAAAAGAAAGGCGAAGGTTATCGCAGGTCCCGCGAAACCTAAAGTTATAGCTGAGATGGAAAGTGAGAAAGTTGCGGGTCAAAAGGAAGCGATGCTTGCTGCTGCGCAAGTTTTTGAGCCTTTTGATACTCCATCAGTTTGTCTTCCAGACGCTGAACCGTTACCCACTTCCCCAATTAAGGACCATGGATCTTTTATGGTCGCCCCTGTGCAGGATGGCTCATCGGGCTCCTGGTGGGCTGGGATCTATATCCAACCAGGGCAAAGAGACCTCATTTGGTCCATAACCAGTGTTTCCTCTGGTGTCATTGGCTGGTCCTCGCTTGGTGATACCAATTCGTATGCATTTCGTGCTGCGAATTGGGCTCTTGGGCGAGTGACTGGCCATGGTGTCAGGGTTGCTAACGTTGGTCCTGAACTATATCGAGGTGGCCTGGCTTATTCTATGCCATGGCAAGTCGTGAATGCTTATGCTGACGGAACAAATAAGAAGCCCGTCAATGTCAATGATATCATTTTCAACCCCTCTGCCGTTAAACGTGATTTGGCAGACCCTAAGCTTGAGATGCAGTTTACTACGGTTTGGATTCCTGAACAACTCGGTGAGCAGCAGTTCGTTTTACCTACTGCTAGTTCTGCCGAGGGACCGTTTTTAGCTGCGTCGAATGGCTCTGTGGTTCTTTATCAGTTGCCTTTTGGTGACGATAGTGGAAGTGCTATGTTCCCTCAAACATTGACTTTAGATTATTGCATTCACATGGAGGGATTACCTATCTCCGTTTCTATGCCTTTTCTCGGATTGGCACAGAGTCGTGGAGATACAGCAACGTTCGCACAGACGATGAGGCAAGCGCCTGCTGCGATGGAAGAGGTTGGCATGACAAAGACGCCAGCTGATGCTTCCAAGCCTTGGTATCGACAGGTAGCCGATTTTGCCAAGGATGTTTGGTCTGTTGCTGAACCAGTGTTCGACTTTGCCTCCGATTTCTTTGGACTCTTCAAGTCTCATGAGCGCTTGTCGCTTATTGGGCATTTGGGGGGTCTGGAGGATCGGCTTAAGTCGCATGACTTTGATGAGAAAGACCATCTCTATATCAAAGATGTTATAAACGACATTCAGTCTTTGTTGTTTATTTCTACTCGACAACTCGGTACCCGTTCTGGCACTCTTTTACGGCAGCATCAGAGGAAAGCCTTCGACTTGTTGTCGAAGAAGGCCCCTGACGTGAAGGAGGACGAGTTGCATCGCTACCATTTTGATGTCCTTATGACAACCAACATTCCAAAAGCACGTTCTTTTGTTGGTCGTCCTAAGAACCTTCCGAAGCCTGAACTTCGGAAGGTTGTTCCATCTGAGACTAAAGCTCCTGGGGCTGAAACTCTGACTGATCCTGAACTGTTGGTGTTGGCGCGTCGGATTGCAAACATTATGCGACCCGATGCGGTTTCTTACAACCCCACCAGTTCTGATCTTGGCTCTGTTTTATCACCTCGAGCTGCTGCTCTTAAGTGAAATGGCATTGTCATCCCTCGACAATAAATTGGGATGGAAGCTTGCTACATTAATTGCAAGTGGTTTTATGGCCTTACCTATAAGGATTCACTGGAAGTTTGCTACAGAAATTGCAAATTAGTTACGCCTTCTATCAAAAGGTTCCTGGACGTCTGCTACAGTAATTGCAGGTGGCCCGTTCCCTGGCCTACCGACAGCCTTTATGGCCCTTGGTAAATGGGAAATCGGATTTGAATATCCCGGCTCTGACATAGCATACCAGTGTGGTGTGGTGGCGGAGGTGTCTGAAGTGTGTATGTACCACCTTTCTATTATGGTATACCATTGATCTACGGATTGGTGGTCCCTACCTAACTCAAGGTGGAGTCTCATGTAATGGCATCTCGGTCACATCATATTGGTGTGCATGGATGGACAGTTTGTAACCTAAGCGAACCAGACTGTCCCCATCAGTCTAGGTTCCGGGTGGTTATGGCATTTTTACTGTCCATTGAATCAGTT